AAGACCAAGTGCAAAATCGCAATTGTATTTTTTCTCCAGAACTAAGTTCTAGTTCGTAGTGCCCTCTCATATATGTTGTTGTTTTTGGTTATTAGGAATTAGTAGCTTGAGTCAAAGCACCAGTTCCAGTGAAAGATACTGAATAAGTTACTGGAGATTCCATGTCAGCAGTAATATCCATACTTTCAATGAAAGCTTGACCTGACCAGATTAAGTCACCTGTTACTGGAGTTGTTCCACTAACTGTAGTAAACTTAACTGTTACAGCAGTTCTATTTGCGATTGCAGTCATTAACTCACCTGTAGTGTAGTAAGATGCTGTAGCAGCAGGATCAACTGTAGCTAAACCATCTGTAGTCAAAGACCAAGATTTAGCACCGCCAATATGGTCTACCCAGCCATTACTTTGCTTTGTTGAACTATCTGGTAAGTCAACTGAAAAACTTAAAGAACAAGATGTAGCATGAGCTACCACTTCTGTTCCTACTAATACAACCAATGAGGTTCCGTTAAATACACCTGATGTTGGCATTTTTTTTTATTTTATTTTTTTATAATAATTGTGTCACAAAATGTTCCATTGTTATAATTCTCCTAAATACATAAGACTGATCTATATAGTCAAATGTAGCATAATTTGCTCCCATTTTTCTAGTTACTATATTAAAGTTAGGTGCTACAGAAGGATAGTCGATTGGATAAACTCCAATAATTTCTAATAATTCATTAGCCCATTCGTCTACTGACTTCTGACCTACTTCACCTGACTTTTGAGTCTTGTATATTATATCAAATTGGATAGTAGCATTAAAGCTATAGCTTTGTTTGTCGCTATCCTCTGGAGCAGTTTGACTGCTTATAATCAAAAACGGAGGATTTACATTATCTGGAGCTATTGTATCATAAACTCCTAACGAAAAAGATTCGCTAGTTAGTTTGTCAAAATACCCCTTTCTTATAGCTAATCCGCAGTCTTTCATTTACACAAATTTAGCGAAATATATTTATATCTTTATTTTCTTTATTTTTTCAACCATGCCACCAATTAGTTCATCGGCAGAGTTAAATAAATATGGTCCTGGAGTTCTAATTACCTTATGCAAACCGCTTCTTTTAAACTCTCCAGCATATGCTGTAAGGCTAGAATTATCCAATCTTTTATAACTAAGCATAGGTGCTCTTCCTGTACCAAATTCCACATATGCGGCATAATTAATTAAATGACCTTTAGCATTGCTTACGTTTGGTAAACCAGCCTTAATCATAGAAGATCCGTTAGATAATCTTGTTGCCCTTATGGAAGACCTTAATGCACCTGTATCTACAGCTACCCTAGACTTTGCTCTATTCTCTATTTGCTTAGCTGTTTCATAAATAATATTAGCAGCTTGAATTGTCATTGTATCTGGAGCTTGTTTAAACTTATTTACAATTGAATCAAGCCCTTTTACCTTTACGTTAAATCTAGCCATTTAATAAAGTTGAACACCCAATTATAAAATATTTATTCTCATCTCTTTCATTTATAACTGAATTAATCATATATAAATTACTTTTGTGACTGATAATCAACTTGTTATCAAATGTTTTAGATGTGGTATATCTTATTCTAAAATTGATGTCATTAGCTAAAGAGTCTTTACCAGATATATCTGTTTTATTCTCTGTATCATTTGCAATCTGAGCCCAACAAGTATAATAATCCGCAAGAGTGTTTACATAGCCTCCTGCTCCATCAGATGTCCCTGTTTTGCTTTTAAAAGTAATCCTATTATGTAATTTACCTATCATTATAATATGTAGTTAATACGCTTATATGGCTTCATAAGCTCATAAGCAGTGGTTAAATTAGCATTTGGCTGTGTATCTTCAACACTTGATTCTCTGTACTCATAAAGGTCAGCAACGTACTTTAAAAGGGCTGTTTTCATGCCTTTAGGTGTAGTCGCATAACCACAAGTATAAGTAAATCTATATTCCATGCCATTATTGGCAATCATATATACCTTTTTCGTAGTATCACCCAAAACATTGTAATCTCCAACAGACATCGCTACCCAGTTTTGGTTATCCCAATATTCTACTAATGTGATTGATCCTGTAGGCACATACGGTAATTCTATGAACTCATCAACGTATGCTACAACCTTTAATGTTCTTGGAGTCATGGCAACACCTGCATATTGCTCAAGTCTTATTTGTGCAGTGTCTATCAAAGCATCAATTAAATTATCATCTTCGTTATAATCGACTCTAAGGTAGTTCTTAGCTTCAGCTAAAGTAACAACATCTGCAGTAGGGGCTACTGTTGTTGTAATATCTCTTACAATTTGCATCCTATATGTTTTTTACAAAAATAGTCAAAATTTAACGCATTAAAAAAGGGGTAGTTTTTGGCTACCCCTTATATTTTAGATTAGTCTAAGACTATCCTACGTTACCGAAATCACCATATACAAACGCACCAGCGTAGTAGATTGGGAATGCGATACGAGCTTCAACTCTTACAGTAATCATGTTTTCTACGAAGTTGTTACCATCAAATTCAGAGAACTGAACTGAGATACCATCTCTTTGCATGATTTGAGCACCCATAGCCCAGTCACCAACCAAGAACTTGTCAGCAGCGATAGCTGTAGACTTGAACACTGGAATACCAGCGATTGATAATTGACCATCAGTAGTAACTACTGTAGAACCTGGTAATGAGTAAGCACTGTTAGTGTTCTTAGTATTGATGATGTTAGCCCAATCTGTAGGGTTAATCAAGATACCAGTAGCACTATAGTTAGAAGCTTCAACTTGTGCAATAGCTTGTACTAATTGCTCAACGTCTACAGTTGCAGCACCACCAAAAGCAGCAGCTACACCAGTTAAACCTTGTAAGTTTGGAGCAGTACCGTTACCACTTAATAACTGAGCATCTTCAGCAACTAAATACTTCTCTAACAAACGAGATTGTAAGAAAGAAGTCATAGCAGGAACGTCATCTAACATTTGACGAGAGATTTTAACGTAACCAGCAATAACTTGTGCAGGAGCATTAGTCATTGTGATGTCAAAATCAACTTGAGCTTTTGTGCTACCTTGAGTTTGAGCAGCTGGAGCACCTTCGCCACCAGTCTCAAGAGGGAAAGTAAATAAACCTTGAGAAATTGTACCTACTGGTAACAAACTTCTAACATGAATTTTACGAGAAGGTAATGCATAAACTTGATTAGCATACTGACGAGGAATATCACCAGTTAAGTTAACTGCTTCAGTCATGTTACCTACAGCCTTAGTGTCCATTTTGAATGAAGTGTGCTTCAATTCACCAGCAGCGATTTTACCTAAAACGTCTGCGTTCTTTTCGATTGATTCAGCTAATGTAGCGTTGAATCCTTTTACTTGATTTTCGTTCATTGTTTTACGATTGCTTTTTGCTTCAAGTTTATCTGCAGCATCTTTAACTACAGCAACTTGAGATTTTAATTCTTCTAATTCAGATTTTACCGCATCTACTGCAGCTACGTTTTCAGCTTTTGCAGCATCAAATTGTCCGTTTAATTCAGACTTGATACCTTCAAAAGCACTTTTAATTTCTTCTACCATTAGTTGAAAATTTTAAATGATTGTAAATATTTGCTAACCTCGATTTCAATAGAAATAGTCGGGTTTTCTTCTTCTTCCAATGCCTCTTCTACTGATTCACCTTCTGGTTGCAATTCAGATGGTTCTTCTACAGGCGGTTGTTCTTCTGAAGGAACTGACTTATCATCTTCCATTTCTGCAAGGTATTGCTGTAATTGTTTAAGTTTTAATTCCAACAAACCGAATGTCTCATCTGTATAAAAGCCATTTCTTAAAGATTTGATAGTCTTAGCTATCTCATCAATAACTGTAGCCTTGATTTCAGACTTAACCATTACTGTTGGTGTATTAGAATTAGCTCCCCATAAAACTGAGGAACCTTCAAACAATTTAATTTCTGATATTTCGTTATAACCAGACTTAGCTTGAGACTTCACAGTTTGGAAGCCAATGCTATGTTCGGTTATATGCCCATCTCTGTACAACTCGTAAGTATCTCTACCTAAAGTTGTATTTGGCATTTTAACGTAAGCCTTTAAACCAAAAGCATCTTCTTCCATGTCGAATGGTTTAGCAATAGGCTTGTCTGTAGAATGGTTGAACAAATGCCAGATTCTATTCTTAGCTTTTGGACCATTCTCTTTCAATGATTTAGTAAACGCACCAGGAGTGATTACATCACCATCACTATCTACGTTACCAAATGCGGAGTAGTAAACAACTACTGTTCTTGAGTCATCCGACATATCAATCGGTGCACCGCTTACTCCTTTTCTGTTATAAAAATTACTCATATTTATTTGTTTACGCAATATACACCGTACAGCATCGGCAGTTACAGTTATTTATAGCACCGCCTGTTGCATCATGTGCGTATTGCATTTGTATCATCCCTAAGTTTGGTGTGTTTACCATAAATGGTTGATTCACCAATATTCTCGTTCCTTGTGTGTCAGGGTTAGTTTGTCTATCCAAATCTAAGTGCCACAAACGAGGAGCTGACATATACTCTGAGTGTACCCACTGCTTTAACAATGGCACTACTGAATATTGTGTTGCACCAAATGCACCTGTGCTTAAAGCCTGATGCGATTCAGTACGAGCAATCAATAGACTTCTTGAGACATTTATCTTACCTTCTCTTAACGTTTTAATAGCCATTTGGTTTACTTCGTTTTGAGTAAGGTTATTTTCTTGTCCGTAACGTATTGCGTTATTAATCAACCTAGCGATTTCCGTTTCAGTTGTATTTTCTATGCCATACATTTTTGTTCCACTAATAGCTGTCCAATAAGACAACATAAATGCTAACCATTCGTCAGCTATATCTAGTGGATCAAAGTCTATAGATTCTTCTTTTTTAAACTTGTCAAATATCTTTTCGTAACGCATTGCGGTATAACCGCCCACATTCTCATACAAATTTCGTAAAATATTATTAATTGACTTTGAGTCGAATAATGCTTGTCTGTTATTTACAGTTTGTTGAGCCCCCATTTGTACTACCAAATCAGCAGCTTTATCAAAATCCTTCTGCAATACCGCCTGTATTTTAGGCTGATATTCTCTGATTGATTTCCTTGCAATCTTTTGTTGCAAAGCAAATTGTTGTGAAGGATAAAGTATTTTAGCCATTACTTTTTAGCGTCAATCTTTTCT